ATATATATATATAGAGTGTCATGTTTAATATCAATAACTGTGCTAAAGTTTTAATTGCTCTAATTGTTATAGTAAATTTGATGAAACTTGCTAATAGAAACACCGAACACTTCGCTGGATATGGGGGCTTTCTTGATGTTCTTACCAAACCTTTTAAAAGTGTTGGAAAAGCAATCGGTGGAGGTCTCAGTAAAATAAAAACCACTATTACTGGTATTGCTTCTAAAATTTCAAATATAGCAAGAAAAATATCCCGACTTCCTAGAAAAATAGCTGATAAAATAAAAGGTGTTGTTACAGTAATAATCAAAGCCGTTAAAGATAAAATTATAGGAGGAATTCGTAAATTATGGGATGGTATTAAGGGTGCTTTTACAAAAATATGGAAAGGTATCAAAAAAATATTCGATAAAATTAAAGGAGCATTCGTAAATTTATGGAAAGGTATAAAAACTGCTTTTAGTAAAATATGGAATGGTATTAAGAGAATTTTCAAAAAAATAGGTAAATTTTTCAAAAAATTATGGAGTGGTATCAAAAAAGCATTCATAAAAATGTGGGCAGGTATTAAGAAAGTATTCAAAAAAATTAGAGACTTCTTGAAAAAAATGATTAGCGTAATTGCCAAATGGTTTAAACAATTTTGGGGAAAAATAAAAAGTTTCTTTAAAAAATTATGGGCTATACTTACCGATCCATTTGGTTGGTTTATGGGAATTTTCGCAAAAATTGTTAAAAAAATTACAGGAGACATTGGGAAACAAGCAAATAAATCAATATGGTCTTATGCATCACCAGAAAACCGTCCATTCTATATGAAACATAATGGTAAAATATTTATTGCCATCGTTATTGGTCTTATAGCAGCAGGATTTGGAATTAATTATGGTCTTAACTATCTTGTTAATAAAGATCTTTGTGTAGATCCAAAAACAGGTAAAGTAAAAGAGGATGAAAATGGCAATCCAATTAAATTAAAAGATGATGAGTGTCCATACAATATTCCAGAAGGTATGTGTGAAGATCCAGAAACACTTGAAGTATTTAGAGATCCTGAATTTGGTGAAATGGTAAGAGCAGATTCAGCAGCATGCCCAACATCTACTTTTGATATGGATGGGGGAGTTCCAGTAGAAAATCAAACAACTGAAACTATACAACAACCAACAAATGTTCCAATGGAACAAATTCTTAAAAAAGTAGAAAATCAACCAGTTCAAACAGCAACCGTACAAGAAGCATCAACTACACAACAAGCAGTTTCGGATTTCAGACAAAAATTAAGAAGTCAATCTGGGGGTACTAGAAAAAAAAAAAGAAGAAGAAGATCAAATAATCCAGAAAATTTAATTAAAACTTATAAAATATATTCAAATATTTTTTATTTATGATACATTATCATAAATAAAAAATCATAATTTTATCAACTATTTATGTTTAAATCTTAGCAAATTGAGTATCACCTAACCAGTATGGGATACCACCAAATAATGTAGCAAATGCTAACATTATACTTCTAAATAAACTATTAACTGTTGGGAGAATACCAATTGTTGTAAATGGAATATCTCTATAAATTAATAACCTTACTAAATATCTCATAAAAATACCTAATCCCCAGGTAAATATATACCATAATGAAAATCCTCCACTAAAAGCAAGTAAATCAGTTTCTCCTTTCTTTTTCTTTTTCTTACAAAAATGTTTCCAATCTCTGGATAAGTACAAAAAATAAGGAATACTAAATATTAATAATGAAAAGAAAAATGATAGAAGTGGAGATATATAATTCGGAAATTCAGTTCCCCATTTTAATCTAATTATTATGACAAACATATAGAAGAAAAATGAACTATAAGCAAATTTATGAAGGAATGATATTTTCGGGTTTCTTTTATCGTCCTTTCTATCCTCTTCTGATATAGCATCACATGTATCTTTAAATGATTTATCTGGATCATATCCTTTCCATTCTAATCCTATATCATATAAATATGCCCAATAACCTAACCCAAATACAGCAATTATTATAAGAATATTCATAAGATTAAAATGACCTACATTTAATAAATCATCTATAATATTTATTTTATTATTAGCAATAGATACTGCTATAAAAAATGTAAATACTACAGATAACCAGAAAAACCATTTAGTATATTTTTTAGCACCTCCCAACCATTTTGGAAGAAGAACATGTGTAGTATATTTAATATCTGTTTTCCCAACAAAAAAACTCCAAATCCAATCTATAAATTGACCAAAAAAATTTTTAAAATCCGTTAATTGTTTCGAAGTAGTAGTTACGTTCAGTAATGACATAATTGTAGTAACAATTGTTAAGAATATACTTAAATACATTATCCCATCACTTTGTAAATGTCCAAATATTATATTTTTAATGAATCGGATTATATAATTAAAAAACCAACCATACTCTGGTATAGGATTTAACCATTTAAAATTCATCAATTTGTATATTGTCAAAATTGGCATCAAAAAATTCCAACCCAACATGGGAATATGCAATCCGACAAGTTTTGTTATAGGGTCAAGCCATGATAAAATGTTCCCTTTAAAATTCACTTTTTCTTGATTATAACTCCTATACCAAGCTAAATATATTGCCCAAGGCATAGTCAGAAATGAAACTACTATAATTGTGAAGCAATTTGATAGTAATAGCACAATAAATTGTAAAGTAGTTGTTGTATCACTACCATATGGGATTGGCCAAATAGTAGTATATAAAACAAAAGTTATTAATATAGGAATAATACTAAGTGCTACAAAAAAGTTAACTATTTTTGATACAACCATTATATATATAATATATATGCTATAAAATGTTTTATATTAAAAATATTTTACATTAAATAATATTTAGATTATATAAATAATTATTTTTTAGGAAATGTTTTAGTAATCCATAAAGGTGTACCTCCATAAAATGAAGATAAAAATGAACCTATAACCATTATTATATTACTTGCAGCATTCTTCAAACCACCTGAAATGAAAGGAATAAGTTCAGATTTTAATTGATTATTCCTCCATAAGGAAAATGATTTAATAAAAACACCGAACAATAAAATTAATAAATAATTAAATCCAGTAGCAATTACATAATTTTTCTTCCCACTTCCAGAATTACACAACTCACCAGTTGATTGAAATTTTAAATGTATAAATAAACCAGCAAATAATATTGAACATAATAAACCAAATAATAAAAGTGGTATTCTAGTACTTGTTAATATCTTGGTATCAATGGAATAAGTTTTCCAAGATAATAAAAATGGATACACACAAAATAATAATGCTATGATTCGTATCCATTTTCTATCCAAACTCTTTTTATTTTCATCGTTATCTGGTTCGTACTTACAATCATTTTTTGCACCAGACCATGTTATATACGCATATCCAAGTAAACTAATACAAAAGATACAATTCCAAATATTTATTTGGCTAGTCATAATTAATGATTCATAAAGATTAACAAATGTTGCAAAAGGTTTTACATATGTTGCAGCAAAATTAAAAATTAATGCTATAACAAAACTAACACCAAAACATGTTGAAGCAGCAGATTTACCAACCATATATTTATGAATAATATATGTATAAAAAACAATAAAACTCAATAAAACTAGATTGCGTGTAACATAAGAAGATAATAAAAAATCAAAAAATGTCATTACAGGGTCGAATATATAATTTCCAATAGAATCCATTATTATTAAAACTTAATATATAATATTAAACGATTTTTATTTTAGATTATATATAAAAATGAATTTTAACATTTTACAGAAAGTGCCATAATTGGGACTAACATCATTAATGCGGCAAAATAGCCTGGAATATAATAAACGCCATCAACAAGATCTGTTGCCCAACCCAAAAATGGTATAAAAGAAGCAACCCAAAGAACTTTATCAATTAACATTAATGGTATTTTAATAAAAGCAAATAATGGAATATAATTTAGAGCAAAAGAACCACCTATTGCCATAATTGGAGGAAGAGCAGAAACGAAAATCAAACGTTTATAACTTTTTCCTCTAGCACCACATTTTCCAGCATACCACCAAGTATTACATACAAGAGCTAATATATATAATAAAAAAAACGCAACTATTGGAACAAAGAACATATCTATTGGCCAAGGAATAGAAATATCATAATTAACAGCGGCATAATCTAATAATCTTGTAACTGCGTACGGAATAAAAAGAGTTCCCCAAAATTGAGCAACTACACGTATAAACATTCCAAAAAAACCCATACTAAATTAATTTATATTATATAGTAACAAATTTTTATTAACTATATTATCTTCTTTGACATTCGAGAAAACCAATAGTACCAGATTGTCTAATCTCTCTTTTTTCACACTCACTTGAAATTTCACCAAATAATTCTATAACCTTATGTATAATATTTTTAACAGTAAATCCAAATTTTTTCATATTTTCAACACCTGGTGCCGAACTACCAAATGATGTCATACCTATTGTACTATGAGCATATTTAGACCAACCGAATACTGATGATGCTTCAACAGCAATAATAGGAACACTTATTGGTAAAATATTTCGTCTATATTCTAATGACTGAGTATCAAATATATCAAGTGATGGACACGAAACTATTCTAATATTTAATCCTCTTTTTTCTAATTCTCTAGTTGAATCTATAACCAGACCAACTTCTGAACCTGAAGAAATTAACACTAAATCTGGTAAAACTTCTTTTGTTTGTTGTAAAACATATGCTCCTTTAAGTGCTTTTATATTACAAGAATTTTCAATAATAGGAACATTTTGTCTAGAAAGAACTATTACTACTGGTGTCTTTTTACTTTCAATTGCATATTCATAACTTGCTATAACTTCTTTAATATCAGCAGGCCTAAATGTAACCAAATTTGGCGTAGCTCTTAGTAATGGTAAAACTTCAATCGGTTGATGAGTTGGTCCATCTTCACCAAGAGCAATTGAATCATGTGTCATAATATATATTTGTTGAGCGTGAGAAAGTGCCCCTACACGAACAGCACCCCAAGCATATGTAATAAAATTTAAAAATGTTGCAGAAAATGGTATTAATCCACCATAATAAGAAATGCCATTACAAATTGCTATCATACCATGTTCTCGAACACCAAATCTAAAATACCTACCTTCATAAGATTTATGTTGAAAATCAACTGTATTAAATTTTGTTTTACAAGATGGTGTTAAATCAGCACACCCTCCAACCAATTCTGGTATATTATTTGCGATAATTTTTAATATTTTTCCAGATAAAACTCTTGTAGATGTTTTTGTTGAATTTTTCATCAATTCTTTTAAACCATTTTTCCAATTATTGGGTAAAACTTTTTCTATAAAAATTCTTTTATATTCAGATGCTTCTTCAGGAAAAACTTTAGTATATCTATCTAATAACACTATCCAATCATCATACGCTTCATTACCCTTTTCTATAATTTTTGAATAAAAATTAGAAACCTTTTCTGGAACATAAAAACTTTTTTCTGGATCCATACCAAGTGCTTTTTTAGTAGAACTTACCCCATCTATACCTAATGGAGAACCATGTGCCTTTTCAGAATTTTCAAGAGGCGATTTATAACCAATATATGTTTTTAAACATATAATTGTAGGCTTATCACTATTATATGCCATCCTTAAAGCATGTTCGATTGCTTCAAGATCATTATTACCATCTTCAACAATCAAAGTATTCCAACCACAAGATTTAAAACGCATAGGAATATCTTCTGAAAAAGATAAAGAAGTTTTACCATCAATTGTAATTTCATTATCATCATAAATCATTATTAAATTTTTTAATTTCAAATGACCTGCCAAAGAACACGCCTCTGAAGATAATCCCTCTTGTAAACATCCATCACCACAAAAAACATAAACTTTAGAATCACCTATAGGAAATTTATCTCTATTAAAATTGGCAGAAACATGTTCTTGGGCAATTGCCATTCCTACTGCGTTAGCAATTCCCTGACCTAGAGGCCCAGTAGTTGCTTCTACCCCATCAGTAACATTAATTTCAGGATGACCAGGTGTATTACTCCCCAATTGTCTAAAATTTTTTAAATCATCTAATGAAACTTTATATCCACATAAATGAAGCATTGAATATAATAACGAACAACCATGACCATTCGATAATACAAACCTATCTCTTGATGGCCACTTACTATTTTTTGACGAGAATTTTAAAATTTTTGAAAATAATACATGAATAGCCGGTGCCATACCTAATGGCATACCAGGATGTCCAGATTTTGCCTTTTGGACCATATCAATCGAGAGACATCTCAAAGTATTAATACACAAATTGTCTTCATTTTCCATAACATTTATATAATACATTGTATCCTATAAATGTTTAAATAGATTTCATACAAATTAAATATCAAACATTTTTAATATCATCTGTTGTGCTTTGGGATAATCTTTACAATCATAAGCAATTTTAATTTCATAACCATTATCATCTATATCAATATCACCATTATCATTTACAGAAATTTTTTCCTTTTGAATATTAAATAAATCACTATCTTCAAAATACAAAGCAGTCAAAACATCATGGATTATTAATTTTTTATCATATGGAGAGACTTCATTATATTTTAACTCTTGATTAAATAGTTTAGTTATCAATTCTTCATAAAATTTTTTATATCTATGCCCTTTTAATTTATCTAATATATTTGGAATATAAAATTTCAATTTATGCGTAATATCTAATGGAAATATTGTAATATTATCATATTTTAAAACACCTTTTACTGAATCAGGATTCATCCAAAAATTATATTCACTTGTATTAGTAATATTTCCAGCAACTTTTACTGCACCACCCATAATAATTATTTCTTTCGCCCTTTTTAAAATACCAGGTTGTCTTTGCTCACATAAATATAAATTAGTTAATGGTCCAATAGCAATAATTGTAAGATCATTAATCTCATTCAAACTCTTTAGTAAAAAATCATCAGATACTCCCTCACTAATATATACCTTATTAGTTAATTCATTGATTTTACCAAAATGACCATCTTCTCCATAAAATAATGAACATTTATCATCTAATTCAGAAGATTGAGGGGAATTATAAATAGGAATATTTCTAATATCAAATAATTTATTAACTACTTTATTTGCTATTTGAAAAGAACTATTGGCTGGTAAATTGCCACTACTCGTTGTAATACCAACAATATTACACATTTTTCGTTTATGTAAAGATAACATATTACCAATACAAAATGTATCATCTGAACCAGAATCAGTATCAATAATAACATTCTTACAAGACATCATTCTGGAATTTCTTGAAATTTTAGAAATTTTAGACATATAACCAAACATTATAATATAATTTATATTCCAAAATGTTAAATCAATTTTAAGTTGAATATGCCGTATTAATTATCTTAGGCCATTTAGAATCATATGATTTCATAAATTTAAGAAAATTATCATTTAAATCTTTAATCAATTCTTTGTCAAAAGTGCGAGCATTTTTTTCTTTACATTTTTCTAATAAATCAGTACAATATTTATATAATTTGTCTTCAACTTTTTTAAATCTATAATATTTTAATAAACAATATACCATGTAAATTAATTCAGATCTAAATTTAAATTTATTAAAAATTGTTTTTCTAAAGAAATGATTAACAGCAAAAATTCTCCTCTTCTTTTGAGAAAAAATATTCCGGATAGCATGTCGTATATCTTGAAATGTTATAAATATTTTTGTTAGGGTTTTACTACACGATTGGCCGAAGTCAATAATAGAAATTTTTATATTTTCATTCGCAAATTTGATTTTTTCATTATCTATTGTAAAACTCAAATTTTTATTTTTGACTTTGTCAAACATAACATTATGTAATGCTAATCCCTTTTTACCTCTGATAGCACAAGTATCTCCATGATAAATTTTAACAATATGATTTAAAAACCAAAGACCAACTAAAATCTGTAACATTACAGATTTTATTGAATTTACATTGTTCTTATCTAATATATCCCAAACTTCCAAATTTATATAATCCATAACTATTAAATAATAATTAGTTAGTTTCCCAACATAATTATTCCTGATTCGAAATATATAATGACACCTGACATATAATTCTGGAATTTTCTTAGCAAACATACTTGAACTTATTTTTTTTGTAATACTCGATTCCAAACAAATATTATACTGATTTTTAAAAAACTTCATGACATATTTTTTCTTATTATGTTTAAAAATATAAACCTGACCACCCCCTTTCCCTTGATATTTTACTTTATTAAGTGCTTTATCTTTTATAAAATCTTTCAAATTATTCAATTTAATACTCGTATTCTTTCTCTCATAAATATTAATAATTTGAGATTTTTGGATTAATTTCTTTAATTTGTTACTATTACTCATCCTATATAATACTTAATTAAAATGATTTATTTTTACATTAATAGTAATTAAACTAATTTATATATATATGTAATACATAGAACAAATCGAAATTATATTTTACATTACAATCATAAATTATCTTTTTACATGTTTCTCAAATCCTTCAAGAGGTTGATCTGCTTTTGGTGTTATCCATAATAGAGCATACTCTTCTAAAGTTAATTTCCGTTTTGAAGTAATTTTCTCTATATCACCATAATTTTTTATATAATAATGTTTTTTAAAATATATTAAATCATTTTTATATAAAATATCACTATTATAATCATTTATTATATTTCTACATAATCCAATCATATCTAAATCCATTGGTCTATGACTTCTACAACAAGTATCTAATAATTCGTCAAGACTTAAATCATTTAATGATTTTTTTGGAATACATGGAGTAAGATGATCTACTATACATTTATATACCAGTTCATATTCTTCTAATTGTTGTTTATAATCATAAATTATATTATCTAGATCGGTATTACCACTAAGATTCAACATTTATATATTTAATATACTTAATATACTTAATTCAATTATTAAAATCGAAAAAATATAAATATATACAGAATCACTGTTAATACACGTTAGTTATGATGAATGATTATGTTATTATCTATATAAAAGATTGTGTTAATCGACCAGTTACAAAATTTGATCCTTTGCCAAAAGATATTGAACTAAAACTTCAAAAAGCAGAGAATGAAAGTAAAAGAAAAGTAATTAAAAAATATACCAATTGTGGTAATAAATTTAAGGAAATAACTAATATTGGACACGTCAACATTAATATGCAAATTAATATATTAATTCCTCTAGTCATTAAAGAAGATTATTATTAATAATTTTCTTTAAATGATCAAAATTTAAAAAAAAATTTTTAAAACCAGTCCCTTAAATATATATTAAATTAAATTAATTGTACTAACGAAAAAACGACTGGATTTAGTTTCTATCACATACTTTCTATTAAATGATGATTCTTCTTTATGTTTACGTTCCTTGCGTTTTTTCTCCTTATTCATTTGAATCTTATTTTTAATATTAGAATAACAGTTTATTTTTTCTTCTTTCTCATCAACACTTAAATTATAATAGCGGATTTTGTTTAAATCATTGCGAAATGAAACCCGTTTAGAAAAACTCATTGACATCCATTTATCAGCATACTGTCCTAAAAGAAATTTAATTTTTTCACAATCATTCATTTTATATACAAATATAAAATTGTATACGATTATCCCAAATCGATTTTAATTTTTACACATCTTCATCATCATTTACATAAATAATATCTAATTCTTCATCATCATTTACATCAATAATAATATCTAATTCTTCAAATATATCATATTTACATAATGGGCAGACTGGACTTTCAATTAACCACTGTTCAACACATTTTTTATGATATAAATGACAACATTCTAATCTACATACTTTACTTCTGAATTTGAATTCATCTAAACAAATACAACACTCTTCACCAATATGAGGATCTTTTTTACCTAATCTATAACAGACTGTTCTAGTTCTAATTAATTCTAAATATTCACGAATAATTGTTGTATCAATATGACGAATTATATCCAATGCAATTGGACTTGTAAGTCGTTGTACTCTCTGTCTCCTACGTGGATTATTCTTACAACAAGCAAAAGAGAATACTATAACAATAATACTAATAATACTTAGTATTTTTAATGTTTCGTAATTATGAAAAATATCAATTAAAATCATTAAAACTATAATAGCACAACCCCTAAAACAATTGAAAGCAGCTAAACGATCGATTTCCATATTATGAATAATATTAAATAAATTACATAAATTATCATTAATTCAATTTTATATGTAATTTTACCAATCTAAATCTTTATTAGAACAACCACCTGAACCACAACCTTTATTTTCAGTTTTTACAACTGATTGTCTAACTAATTCTGAAAAACCTTTATCTTTAAATCGAGAGTATAAACCAATTACACCACCATTTTCATAAATAGTTTCTTCTATTGCTGTCATACTAAAACTATATTGATTCTCTCCTACAATAACTACTCTTTTTCCAACATCAACTGAAATTTCACAATCTTCTGTTAAATTATTATAAAACTGCTCGTCTTTTATAATTATTCCGAACATATTCAATGTAAGAAGATTTCTGTAAAAAATAAAACTAAATGATTTAGCAATAATACATTTAATTCCTGCTATTTTTAGACAAGTCACGGCTTCCTGTCTACTAGATCCCGACCCGAAGCCATCACCTGCGACTACGATATTATTACCAAATTTAAGTTTATCTAAAAATTCTGGACGATAATAACTAAAACTTTTTTTTGCTAACTGTTGACCTCGTAATACGATGAATGGTGCAGGTATTATCATATCCGTGTCGACATTATCTCCAAATATTTGAGGTCTCCCTATTATGATTTCGTTATTAATCTCTTTATTTTCATCTACATCCATATTTCCTTCTTCATCATCTTGTTCTATTACTGGATTTGGTTCAATTATATTGATATTTGGTAATCGAGATGGATGTGTTAAATATTTATATAATACCTGATCAACATATCGCATATATTTATCATAATCTATTATTTCCATATTGAAAGATGACGCAGCAACTGTACAAGCAGATGCTAAATTACAGATTCCTCCCTTCCCGATTCTATTACGGAAATTTCTGTTTTGACTACTCAACCAAATCTCACCTGGTGCAGCTTTTTGATGACTAATTCCCAAACACATAGAACAACCTGGAGCATCAATACGGAATCCGGCTCGTTTATAAATATCAAGAATACCAATTTCTTCTAAATATTTTGACATTATTACAGAACCAGGTGTTAATATTCTATGATATTCATTTCCTTGAAGAGATGCTCTTGATTTTGGTTTACATGAATATTTTTTCATCATCACATCCAATAACAATCCTGCTAAAATTATTTCGTTCTGTGTGGTTGTACAAGCACCCACGAAAACCCCGTCTAATTTCTTGATAGTTTCGCATACAACTTTACCATCATCGACAATTGGCTCATAAAGTTTTGGATCAGAAATTAAATAGCATGCATCTGGATTCGGATATTTAGCAACTAATGGTTGAACTCTTCGTAAATCAACTGTATATTTTCCAGCATATTGGGCATTTTCATCTGCTCTAAAATAATATGGCACTTCATCTGTTATTCCTCTTCTTTTTGCAATAAATTCTTGAGTGTATTCATCTCCAGGAAATACTCCCGCAATAGCACCAAATTCTGTCGCCATATTAGAAATCGCAAAACGACAATCAATTGTAAGACAATCAATATTTCCGGTAAATTCAACAACTCTTTGTAAAGCAATCGTATTTCTTCCAAATTTCTTTAAAATATGTAGGATCACGTCTTTTCCAACCAATCCAAACGATAATTCACCAATAAATTTAATTTGAATTACTTCAGGTACTTTTAACCACGTCTTTGAAGTAATGAGAGGCATACACATATCTGAAGCACCCAAACCGATTGATAAACTTCCCATACAGCCGTGAGCACATGAATGACTATCAGCCCCTATAATTATCGAGCCAGGTGTTGCTTTTTCGCGATAAAATTCAGTGTGTAAAATACTTTGATTTGGTCCATAGTATTCCTTAATATTAAATTCTTTAGAAAAATCATCGCAAACTTTGATTCTTTTACGGACTTTTTCCTCGTGATAATTAGCGGGGTCGACCGAATGATCTACACAGAGGAAGAATCTATCGTCTCTCCATAATTTTGTTACACCCAATTGCCGGATTGTTTGCTCGATGCTAACTTGAGTAATTTCCGACGCTAATGTACGAGCAACTTTAACTACAACAATATCTCCCTGTTTGACAAAATTTCTCTTTAAACCAACCGCATTATGACAAATTATTTTTTCAATTAAATTCATTATTATATATTATTATTATTAATTGTTTATATAATAATTAATTGTATTTATCTCAATTGTAAAAACCCTTTTAATCAAATAAAGGACATAAGAATTGAATTATAAATTATTATAATAAATAATGCCCAAACTTTGCGAATTTGAAAACTGTAGAAAACAAGCCAGTTATGGTTATTTTTATCAAACACCAGAACGATGTAAAGAACATAAAGAAGACCGAAAACCACAATACAGAATTTGTCGTTGTGGAAAACATGAACCGTGTTATGGATTACCAAATGATAAAAGAGCTAGTTATTGTTCAAAATGCAAAAACGATGAAATGGTTGATTTAATTCATAAAACATGTAAATGTAAAAAACATTATGCAACTTATAGATTACCAACTGATATAAAAGCAACATGTTGTTCTAAATGCAAAACAGATAAAATGATTTCAATCGAAAACAGAATTTGTAAATCAGATAAATGTAATACACGAGCAAATTTCAATTACGAGGGAGAAGAAAGGGGACTATATTGCAGTAAGCACAAGAAACTAAATATGATTGATATTAAAAATAAAAAATGTCAAGAAAATGGATGTAACACACGAGCAAATTTTAATTACGAGGGAGAAGAAAAGGGTAGATATTGTTCAAAACACGCTAAAGAAAATATGATTGATATTAATAATAAAAAATGTAAAGAAAATGATTGTAATATAC